ATCTACACCAGCCTTATAAATATGATGAATCTCATTCATAAATTCTTTTAACTCAGTATCACTTACAGAACCTGAAGTATCAATAGCTAAAAGCATATGTTGTTTCATCTTAATCTTAAGACCTGGATTATCACTAAATCTTCTATTCTCTTTCCGCCTAATCTTCTTAGTAAATACTTTAGTACTTACACCAGTAAATCTACGGATATACCCTCTCCAGTCAAACTTAGCTGCTTCTATTTGTTCAATAATAATAACACCATCAATTTCTCCAGGAACAGTACCACGCTTCTTAACAGTTTGCTCTTTAGCATCACTTAGCACTTTCTGTAACTGCTTTTCAATTAACTTTTGCTCAGCCTCAGTAAGATTCTCAAACTCTTCCCATGTACCATGATCAGGAATATTACCAGCTTCAATGTCATCAAGAAGTTCATCCATAGCGTCATTACCACAAGTACCTTCATTATCTTTCTTATCTTTAAGTTCTTTCAACTTGTCATAGTAATATCTACAACCAGCTTTAAGATCAAGATTTAGATCAGCATAGTCTTCAATTAGAATACCTCTTCCAGGACATTTCTTGCTAATTTCAAGTATTTCCTCTGGACTTAATTCAGCTTCTATTGCAGCTTTAACTTCTTCTGTTACCTTTTTCTTTATCTCATCATATTCTTCTTTAGAATATTCTCCACCCGGCAACCAAGACTTTTCAATATACTGATTAATCTCCATGTCCATTGCCACATTTGCAAGTTTATGATTACTAAACTTAAAGAAAGTAGTAAGATGCCCAAATGCAATATGTAACAACTCATGTTTTAATATACCCAATCTCTGATTTTCAGTGAGTCCTTCCCAAAATTGAGGATTAATAGCAAGTTGATAATTAATACCATTCTTACTAACTCCTGCTGTTGGAACTCTCTTACTATCCCACAGCTTATTCAACATAATGAGAAAGAACCCATAATAGGGCTCCTTCAACATTAAATCTTTGCTGGCTTTGCTCAAACTTTGAACTTTGTCCATTAGTCTTTTAGTTTAATATCTATTTCAAATTTATCAGCAGGATACCCTAGTTGTCCTAAGAATCCTACCATATCTACTACAAAATTCTCTAAGAACATTTCTATTGAATCTTTACTAGATCCATTAGAAGTCATAAGAGATAAACACTTACCGCTACTAAGATTATTGTCACCTAGTGCACTTGCTTTAACTAATGCCTTATAAGATTTTGGAGCTTCTGTTTCCCAAGTATCTTTTGGTAACTTAGAAAACTTATACAGCACTAACAGCTCACCTTTATACTCTTTAAGATCAGCATTCTCTAATGCTTGAAATGCAATAATCTGATTATCCTTATCTTCAGATTTAAGCATGTTTAATAAATTCTTTGTTTCTTCTTTGTCAAATTTTACTTTTGCCATTAGTCTTCAATTTTTAGTGTTTTAATCATCCATAGTGTAGGTGTCTCAAGATTATCCACCCATTCTTTTGCACTTGGAATATACCCATTGCAGTCTTCCTTAACATGTTGTTCAGCAACATATCTTGTGTATACAGTTTTACCATCTGAATTAATAAAACTTTTCCCAAATACTCTTTCACATTCAAATATTCCTTCACTATGGTGTCTAAACATTCTGTGTTTACTATGACCTATCCAAGCCTTAGTTTCATCTAGCCATTCATGAATAGCCTGATAATCAGATATTTGACCTTTCCATTTTTTAACAGATGTCTTACAGTGTTCTAGAGGATGCGCCATTATTCTTTTGTTTTTTCTAATAAGTCACCATCATGAAAATAATCTTCAGTCTCAGTAATATTTATATGATTATTAACAATATATTTACCTGAAGGAACACATATACATAAATCTCCAAAACCACCTTCATTATTCCACCAGTCCTCTATATCATCAAGTATCTTGTCTTGAGCAAAATTTTCAATTAAACTATATACTCCTAAGTCTAATTTATATAAACTTATATCATCATCCCATACATCAATCTCATCATCTACCTCTTCTGGGGTGGTACAATTAGATTTAGTATATCCAATTCTTTCTATAGCACCGGAGTCTCCTCCACCATTATAATGCACTTTAATTCCTGTAATACCCATATCAGCCAACTTAAGAAGAAGGCCTGTCAATTCATTTTCTGTCATAATCCTGCTTTTTGAATAAAATGTTTTGCTACTTCAGGAATGTGTTTTTTGTAATAAGGCTGTTCAGACTTACACCATTGTTTCACATCATCCTTTGTTTTAAACTTTAACTTTTGGTACGGAAATGTTATTTCCAACTCTTTGATAAAATCATTTACAGTCCCACCTTCCCAGATGTGTCTGTCATTACTCATATTATTTTATTTTAAAGAACCTCCCAAGGATATTTCCATTTAAGAACTCTTCTTTCTCAAGAACTTCTCTTGTGAACTGGTACTTAGTTTCATAATATGTAAGTTCCATCTTGGAAAAACATATCTTAACCATGTATCTTTTGATTTTTACACCAGCTTTGTGAGCTTCTTTAAGAGTTATATTACTACTGTAGTAATTCTCATAGCTAGGTTTTGTTACTGTGCTGTACTTTTTAGTTCTTTTATCAGTTATACTTTCTAAAGCTTTTTTACCAAACTTCTTTTTTGTAACAGAATAAAAGTTCTTCTTGCCAACATATCTTACAGACTTTCCATCAATGATAACTTCCATCTCATACACAAATCCAACAGCTCCATCTGGAATCATGCTATCATTAAAAGGTCTTCCTTCATATAACCAACTCATAATGCTTGTTTTAATAATGAAAATAATGTTTCTTTTACTTTATCTATACCATGTACTTTAACTGAATCAGATAAATCTTTTTCCATAGGTAAGATAATATAATTAAAACCATATTTCATTTTATATCTTTCAGCTGCTTTAATTCCCGGATCATCATTATCAAATAAAACTATTATCTTCTGATAAGATCTCATGAACTCACTCATTGCTCTTTCACCAATCATAGTGTTCTCACTGTCAGGAGCAATTACTTCAATATTATTAATACCTAGTTTATTAAAACACATTAAATCTTTAAGAGATGAGGTAATCAATAAATATTTACTGTTATACTTAAGCTGATCCATGCCTTGAATATAATTCTCAACCTTTATAAATTTCTTATCAGGAATTTTAGGCATATAGATCTTATATAAACTACCATCATTTCTAAAGTAACCATAAATATATGGCTTTTTAAATATAAATGAAGTTATAGTGCCATCAGTTTCTTCTTTTTCCATTGTAAAGAACTCTAAAGGAACTACATTATATTCATCAAGCATTTTTGATCCAATCTTAAATCCCGTCCAATAGATTTGATCTAAGTTATTCCAATGCCTCATTTCATAATCTACTACTTTAAACTTATCATGAATAATGATTTCTCTAGTTTCAGATACTTTGTTATCTTTTAAATAGCTGTGATAATCATTCATAATCTTTTTAGCAGCATCACCAATAGAAAGGTTATATAAAAGCTGTACTAGCTTCCAACCATTTCCTTGATTACCTGAAGAAAAGTCCTTAAACTTATATGTATTAGAAACTACATCATAATAAACAAACATTGAAGGAACCTTATCTTTTGGATTAAATGCAGATAGCATTTTTATATTTTGACCACTAAGCTTTTCCTTTAGATTTAAATAATATTCAAATACCCACTCATCAGGTACATCTTTTACATCCGATATTAATCCTTTAGTTGAAATCATAATACATAATTAAATTAAAAAAGGGGCCAGAAGCAATAACTGACCCCTCTTTGACTATTTAATTAGTCTAAGCTAAAATCAGTAGAAGTTTTATTTGGGATAGATAAACCATCATCATCACCAAAGTTTTTAACTTCTTGTACTTCTTGTTTCTTTAAATGAACACTTTCATTAAAAGTTAATACTTTACCGTCTACAATACTACCATAAGCATATTTACCTTTGTCTGCTTTTGGAAGATATAAATTATAGTTATTATAACCATTTTTATCAGTATACTCTCTACCAGCTACACAAAAATCTAGATATATATCTTTAAAAGGTGCAGTTTTATTAAAAGCAATTACAAAATGATCAATAGTATCATGTAAATTATCTTGACTCTCAAACCATGGTGTAATACCTAGATTGTTACATAAACTTTTAAAATAAATCATAAGGGATTTATCTCTTTCAATCTTAATTCCGCTTTTAGTAGTACCATCTGCAAATGCATACATACTACCTTTAACTTTACCTACTTGTCCTTTATGTTTTCCCAGACTCTCATTGCTTTTGTCAAAGAAAAATCCTTCAAACCCTTCAATTGGTTCTGTTTCAACATGAAGAATTAAATGTTTTGCTCCATCAATAAAAGTAAAATCCTCTAGCTCTAAGCTATTGATTTTTAATCTGTGATTACCAGGTGCAATTGTTTTAGGAAGCCCTCCGCCTCCACTTGTTACTAGATCTTTTGTACTTAATCCCATTGTTATTTATATTAATTGTTAATGAATACTTTGTCCCATGAAGTTTTTAACACTCCATCTTCTAATTCTGTGATTACTATTTCTTGATTTCTTAAGTGATCAGGTCTTGCACCGCAAGTAACTTCCTCACTAGTTTTAAAGCTTAAAATAGTTTTATTTTCTTTTCTATACATATATCCAATTGCATCTGCATTTGCACATATTAATGATTTTATCTTACCTGTTAAATCAATATTGGCAGACATCACCATTTCTCCCTTATCATCAACTACCTTATCTTTAATATGACCAGATAAAATAATATGGGGCGCTAAGGTATCAATAAAATCTAAAACTTGAAAAAATGCTTCACGGATATATAAATATCCAGCACCATTTGGTAAAGTACTAACAGTATCACCTGTAAAGCCTTTTCCCATCGGTGTATTTTTATACAATTTAATAGCAAGTGGCATAATCATAGTTTCTAATGCAGTTACAGTATCAATAGTAACATACTTATAGGGTTTACCTGCTTCTTTAATTGCTTTACCAGCATCTAACAAGTCCTGTAGACTATTAATTTTAATCTTAAGAGCATCAACATAATCAGAACCATTCTCAAGATCTATAATTAGATTATCTTCTAGTCCTGCAAATGCAGTTGTTTTACCAGTTTTAGGCTTTGAATAAACAAGTAATCTCTTTGGATTAACTTGAGTAGCCTTTACTTTACTTGTTGGAAGTATTATACTCATATTTCACTTTTTGTTTGTTTAATCAGATCATTTAACCATGGTCTAGCACTAACAGGTTTCATTAACATAATTGCTGCTAAATCTCTGATAGTAATATCTGACAAAGGTGCATCAGCAATTTCCACATTAGAAGGTGATTCTACTTCTGTTTTAGCAGGAAACTCTTCCTCAAAGTCAGGAAACAAAGACTTTTGAAGTCTTGGTAACTTAACATCTTCAGCAACTGGCTCACCTGCATCTTTTCTCTTTTGATATACATTGTAAGGTATTTCAGTACCATCTTTAAGAACAGCACGTAATTCAGTTACAGGGATAGTATAAAGTTTGTAAGGTTCTCCTTTATAGTTTACACCTTC